ATCACGCGGGACGCGCACGACTAACAGTTGCAGCCGCTCGGGCAAACGCGGGTCGTAGGACACGAAATCGCACCACGGTCTGCCCGTGCAAGCCATCTGCCATTGCATCTGCGTGAAGTATTTGAGAGGGGGAAGTTCTGCCAACACATACTCAAGGTGAGTAGCGGTGTTAGGGCATTTGACCTCTATCAAACCTTCCTCTGCAAAACCGTCTGGAGAGGCACCAGACATCGCAACAGTAGGGTGGTCTATGAACCCTACCTCCTCTACCAAGATGCCCGTCTTGGCGGCGTAGGCGGCTTTGGCTTGCGGCTCGGTTTGGGTACCCCATTCCATTGCTGCATTAGTGAACCCTTGTGCCTTCTGACCCGTCAGGCGCTCGACTACAAGGTCAGCCGCGTAATTAGCACGACCTGCGCCATATCCGCTTTTGGTTTTGGCAATGACATCAGCCACACGGCTGGCTGTAACCTTGCCAAGCCTTGCCGCAAACCAATCGGCAGTTCTCTGTTCCATTAGGCTAGTTCCTTCTTACGTGCGCTGAACGCATCCATGTGCGTTGCGCGGATGGCGGGGTCAAGCGACTTGAAGAGAGCAACGAGCGCAGCAGCATCAGCCGCCGACGCAATCTGCGCCAGCACCTCGGGGCTAGGTTCGGCCTTTTCAGACTCTGGCAAGTCCTCACCCGCGTAGATGTAAAGCCCAAGCCCGTGCATGGCGATGGCCTTTGTAAGACAACGCATGATGGCGCTATTCACGGCAAACGCATCAGGGTCAACGATGGCTCTGTTCCTGTTATCCATAACGGGCAGGATGCAGGTCTTGATGTCGCCCTTGATTTCGACGCTGACCTTGACCATCGCCGTGCCGTTTCGCAGGTGCATCACGGGGCTGTTGTCCCATTCGTGCGCCGTCCATTGTGCGCCGGGGTCAATCTTTAGCACTTCAGCCCACGCCCACGCCCATGACAGGTAAGACAGGTTGCCTTTCTTTTCAACATGGTCGTTGACATTAATTTTCAGAAGTTCCGACATTTCTTGCTCTCCTCAATCATTTGTTTAAGTTCGCGCCGCAGTTTGTTGTGGCGGTCGATGTCTGCCTGCGTCCAAGTGAAGATAACCGGCTCGGTGTAGTACCGGCGTTCCTCGCACTCGCGTTGCTGTTGCCAGTCGTCCATCAGAAAGTCCTCACAGCAAGCCACGCGAGGGCGGCAAACATGACGAACGAGAACAGGTACAGGCCAATGGTTTTCATATTGAATTCCTCGCCATGTGCAGGGCTTGGAACATCAGCCGTTGGTTGGTTCGAGCGCAGGTAACAAACGCTGCACGGATGTCTGCGTGCGCTCTTGCGTGCTTCATCGCAAGGTCACGGGCTGCTCTGGATTCACCTGCTGCGATTGCCCAGCGGATTGCGGGGGGCAGGTGTTGGGGGATGGGTCGCATATCTGTTGCTCCTAGAAGATGGCGGGGTGGCAGTCCCCCGCCGGGGTTGGGTTAGGCGGCGATGGGGCGAATGTCCACATGGGTCAGGCGACCTGACGTGTACCAGAACTCGACGCGCTCAACGCGCAGCAGCGTGTCGCCGTCGTAGGTTTCAATGCGCTGCGTTTTGCCGATGCAGCCGTTGTCGTGGCGAACGGTAGTGTTGGTGTGAACAACCTCGGGAAACGCGACGATGGTGAGGCCGTTGATTTCGGTGCGGGTGGTGTTCATGTCGTTGCTCCTATCTGTGGATTGATTCGACAGGGATAGGTTAACACAGGTTACGGGTATGTCAACACCCCCCTTGAAATATTTTTCACGCCCGTTAACTTACCGCCCATGGACATCCAAGCCGCCCTAGCCGTTGCCGGTAGCAAAGCCGCCCTTGCCCGTAAACTTGGGGTGTCCCGCCCGGCCGTCAGCAGGTGGGTCAAGGCAGGGAAACTACCTGCCATGCGCGTATGGCAATGGAAGGCGCTAGAAGCCGTCACCCCGCCGATTACAGCCGATTCTACGCCTACCCCCGGCTGACCCTCACCCCTGCTGTAAAGCCGCCAGAATCTTTCTGGCGCGGGTTCCTGTGCGATTGGACGCTACAGGACTTCTCTGGACGCCAACCCTTAAACGACAAACCCTCCGTGAAGGAGGGCTTGACGCGGGCGGGGGGATGGCCCTATCCTCGAAATGCTGGACGAGGTAAAGGCAAGATAAACCGGGGGAAACGGTTTGTCAAATGCCCACCTCCGACGCTCGGGCAGTCTGGTCGGGGAAACAACGCACAGACCTTCCTTAAACCTACATCGGGGCAGCCAGCCTGTAGGCACGCGGCGTTAGTCGGGAAGCGTGAATGGCACTTGAGGGGACGAACCTTGAGCAAAAGTAGCCGACAGCGGATGGCTCCGTCAGTCATCAATCCGCACGATGGCTTAGGCGTATTCCGTCTGTGCCGTGCGGAATCACCATCAGTCATAGCCCTTTCTAGACCATCGCTCTAGACCATCCTGAACCTGAATCAGTCTTGAACTAAGAAGCCCGAACTAAACTTGTTGCGTTCACCTGAGTTAACGGGTATTCTTAAACCTCCACAGATAGGAGACTTACGATGCACGAACTGGACGAAGCCGCATGGGAGCGATGGGTTGCCTACCGCAAGGCCATCCGCAAGCCCATCAAGGAAGTCAGCGAACACGCGATGAAACTTAAACTTTCGCGCTTTGGTGCTGACCAACAAGCCGTGGTTGAGCAGTCCATTGCTAACCAGTATCAGGGGTTGTTCGAGTTGAAGAAGGCCGCACCCCGTCCCGGCGAGAGGGTCGAAAAGACCGACAAGCAACGCGCAGCAGATGCCGCCCGTCACGCTGAACAGGACGACTGGAACGCGAGGGCTTGGAACAAGTTGGAGCCGACCCCGCTAAACCGGCTCAAACTCTGTGAGGCATATCTTGCTCGATTAACCATCAGCCCTGATGCGGATGCGTTGGAGCGTCTGCGGGACTCGACTGCCGCCGCGTTGCGGTCAGCAGATGCAGCCGAGGTGCTGGGTCACCCGCATTTGATGTCGATGGTTCGCCAACTGTTTGGTGAACGCGGTTTGAACAAACTCAAAAAGCGAGAGGTGCAATCGTGAAGGCAACAATAAACGATATGTGGGATGCGTTGAAGGCGTACCAAGTACAGGCAAATGCAGACGGGCATGGCAAGTCGTGGCAAATAGCGTGCCAGACAAAAACCGTAGCCGACATGGACGCTGCAATCGAGGATTCGAGTGAACGGATGCAGGAAGCCGACCCCGATTACGAGTTGTTTGGTGGTCGCCCGAACGACGATTACGAGCGGATGTACACCGCAGGCGAGGCGATGATTAACGCGGTAGATGTGATGCAGTCGGATGTTTCGCAGCAGGAAAACATCACGATGGCAATTCGACTCATCCAAAAGGCGCAGGAAATCGGATGACCCGCACCTGTAAACAATGCGGTCAGAAGTTCTTCGGCGCGTCGAGCATCCTCCAGCATCGCAGCGGTGCGTGCGGTAGCGAGGAACTGCTGAAGTCTCGCGGCTGGGTTAAGACCAAGGCGGGTTGGGTATCACCACAACGCGCAGCGCACGACAAACGCCGTGGAGTTTGAGCGGCTGATGAAAAACCGGGATGCGCCGCATATTGATTACGGCGCATTCCTCGGGTTGCTGCCGAACAACCCTAAAGCCTGTCCGTGCAACATCGACGGCATTATTGAGAGGAGGGGAAAATTCCTCGTGCTTGAGTGGAAGCGTCAGGGCGAGTCGATGTCGGAGGGGTTACGCCGAACCCTACAGGCACTTGCCGGTACGCCGAAGTTTCAGGTGTGGGTGGTGCGCGGCGACACGGACAACGGGCTACGCATCGGAAGGTTTTACTCGGTGCCACCTTTCGGCAAACCAAGGTTGTTAGGCGAAGGCGTGGATGAGTTTATTGCGGTGTACCGGCTGTGGTACGAGTACGCCGACGGGTCTTTCTGATGCGCTACGCCGCACGCCGGGATGCCAACGATGCCGCCATCACCGCAGCCGTGAGAGCGGCAGGGTTTACGGTGTACGACCTTGGGCTGGCAGGGCAGGGCGTGCCGGATAAACTGGTCACCGCCCCCGGTTTTGCTGCCTTCCTCGAAATCAAGACCCCAACGGGCAAACTGCGAAGGGGTCAGGAACGCTTCCAGATGGCGTTTGAGCCGCTTGGGATGTGGTACCTAGCCCGTGACCCTGCCGAGACCGTAGCGTGGCTTCAGACGCGGCTGACGACGACCCAGAAGCCTTGACCCATCAACTGATGGTGCTGGAGGTGGTGGATGTGGAACCGCTCACAGAGCCGGGGAAGCCACCACCGCGCAGGCTCTTGGATAAGATGGGCGTTCCTGCCGTCGCTTAACACTTTGACCGCCGCCCCCGTGTGGACAGACAAGAAGCCGATACGCGGCATGATACGGGCGAGGTCATCTAACACCGCGTCGAGCCGGTCAGGTTCGATGTGTTCTAGCACATCAATGCAGGCTACAAGGTCGGCCTCTTGTGGGTCGCCATATTCTGGAAAGGCGGGGTCATAGGGTCGGTAGTCAATCGAGATACCCGCAGGCTCAAGGGCGCGTTGCAGGTTCTTCTTGCCAGCACCGTAGTCGGACAACGACTTGATGCCGTTATCCACGATTAACTTTGCAACGATGGGCGCAAAGGCGATGGAAGCCACGCCATAGGCGGGATTAGTGTGGAGTTCGACCTGCTGTGCGCGGTAGGCTTCGGAGATAGTAGTCATGCTTGCATCCTTCCCTGTAGGGGTCTAGCATCATCGTACCATAGGGGAGAGTCATGGCTGCTCACGAAAAAACCGCTGCGCTTTTTGTCGGAACCATGTTCCACAGCGCGACCATCACGCACCTTCAGCATCTTGCCACCAAATCCTTCGCGCAGCACATGGGGCTGGGGGAATACTACGAAGCCATCCCCGACCTTGTGGACAAGTACGCCGAGGCGTATCAGGGTAGGTACGGCATCATCACGGGCTACGATGTCGAGTTCCACAAGAACAGCAACCCGAGGGCGTATGTGAAGTCGCTGCTGACCTTCCTCGACGAAATCAAAGGCTCACTCCCGAAAGACTCCGACCTTGTTAACCTGTTCGATGCCGTGGTTGATGCGGTGACGAGCCTCAAGTACAAACTCGAAAACCTCGAATAATGGCGAAGAAAGCGGAACCGTCACGGGTTGCTGCCGCGTTGCAATACCTCCAGCAGATGCGCGACCGTGCCGCTGACTTCGGTGGCGGGGTAGTCGATACCCTCGCAGACCGCGCACGGGATGTCGGTGGACTCGCCCACGAAGCCTTTACGAGCGACCCCAACATCGGGCGCATGACGACGGCAGAGTACGCCCAAGCCGCCGACCGCCCAACCCCTCGCCTAGACCAAGCCGCCCAAGACCTCGGTACCATCGGCAAGGCAATCGTTACGCAGCCCATCCAGACGGGCAAGGCTCTCGTGCAAGGCGAAATTGAACGCGCACGGCAGGCGATGACCAGCCCCCGCGCTGCTGGTGAATACGCAGGGTCGATGGTTGACCCTATGCGGATAGCCGCCGCGCTACGCAAAACCGCCCCTATCGCTGAATTAGATGTGTACCACGGCACCCCGCATCGCTTTGAGCCGACCGAAGCCAACCCGTTAGGCGAGTTTGACGCAAGCAAGATTGGCACAGGCGAGGGGGCACAAATTTACGGGCAAGGGATTTACCTAATTGAGCGTCCAGAGGCTGCTGCAACTTACAAACGAGTTAACTTGAAAAAAGACGGCAAAATTGAAGAGCCTTACGCAGTAGCCAATGCCGCCGCTTTTATCGCAAAAGAAAAAACAGGCGTAAATTTGTTTGATGCCGAACGAGTTTCGCACCACATTTTAGATTGGGTACGAAAAAACAAAAAACCAGAAAATTTCTTGAAAAACAATCAAGTGCAAGAATCTTTACGACCTGCATATGAGGCGGCGCTTACACATTACAAAGGGTATTCAAAAAACGAAGGTTCGCTGTACAAAGCAGATTTGCCTGACGAAATGATTGACCGCATGATTGATGGTGAAAAGCCTATTAATCAGCAAAGCGCACAAGTGCAAAAAGCGTTAGAGAAAGCAGGCATCAACATCCAATCGTCTGCTTTGGCAGGCCCAATGGTTCGTGGTCAAGAAAAGCATTTGCAAAAATTTGGAATTCCGGGGTTATTTCATACGGAAAACAAACCTAAAGGGCCGCGCAACTTCGTCGTATTCCCCGGCGAGGAAAAAAAGGTACGCATATTGGAGCGTAAGTAAGTTAACCCAAAGCAACAGCGGTAAAGATAGTTTCATTAGATAAACAATCACGATATATTAACCACGGTATGCCAGCAGGTCGCCCCAAAGGAAGCCCTAACAAGTCAACCCAAGCAGCGAGGGAGGCCATTTCTCGTTTCGTAGACGGCAACGCAGACCGCTTGCAGGGCTGGCTCGACGAGATACACCAAGAGAAGGGCGCAGAGGCGGCGTTTAAGTGCTTTAGCGACTTGCTCGAATACCATGTGCCTAAACTCGCACGGCACGAGCACAGCGGCCCTGACGGCAGCAAGATTGAGATTGAGGCGACTTGGGGCAAGCCCGAGTGAAGCAGCGGGTAGAACTCCCGTATCGCCCTAGACGGGCCTTCATGCCGTTCCACGACCGCACAAAGCGGTGGGCTTGCCTCGTCGCGCATCGGCGTGCTGGCAAGACTGTCGCAGCGGTTAACGACATCATCCGCGCAGCATTCATGTACCGGGGGCCAAACGGCCTCTTCGGGTATGTCGCGCCATTTCAGAATCAGGCTCGACGCATCGCGTGGGATTACTTCAAGCACTACGCCCAGCCGCTCATCAGCGACACCAACGAGCAGATGATGACCATCACGCTCGTTAACAACACGAAGGTCAGCCTATTCGGCGCAGACAACGCAGACGCAATGCGCGGCCTCGGGTTCAGCGGCGTGTACATGGACGAGTACGGCGACTTCAAGCCCTCGGTATTTGGCAATGTCATCAGGCCTGCACTCTCCGACAAACAAGGCTGGGCTGTGTTCGCCGGTACGCCGAAGGGCAAGAACCAATTCTGGGACATTTACGAGACGGCTCGGCGCATCCCTGACGAGTGGTTTGTCCTGCGCCTGCCTGCCAGCGAATCAGGCCTGCTGCCCCAGAGTGAACTCAACGCGGCGAAGGCGCAGTTGTCGGAAGACCAGTACCTCCAAGAGTACGAGTGCAGTTTCGAGGCGGCTATCCTCGGCGCGTTCTTCGGCACAGAGATGCGACAGGCAGAGCCGCGTATTAACGAGCGTGTAGTCTTTACGGAGGGGTATCCGGTACACACCGCATGGGACTTGGGCTACCGCGACGACACGGCTATCTGGTGGTATCAGGTCGTGGGCGGCGAGGT